AAGGAACAAGAAGATGAAGAAAAACGCAGAAAGATATCCGGACTATTGTCACAGACGGTAAATGGGACTCCGGACAATCGTCGCGGAGAGTAGCAGCAAGGCGAACACGGACAATTGTCACGTGTCAAGAAACACTATCTGAAAGAGTACTGAAACGATTCGAGAATGCGGCTTGCAAATTCTTGGTGTGGTTATTAGTTAGCGCCAGTGAGGAGATACCCCGTGCCGGTGCCCTCGACTTTGACGGTGAAGTAGAGATTGCCTGCAAAGAGTTCTTCATCGTCGAGGTCGCCATCTTGAATGCGCCAGATACGGAACTCGGGGATGAGCTGCCTTTCTTTGAGATCATTGAGGTCGAGTACGAAGCCTGCAAGTGGGAACTCGATAGAACGGAAGGCAGGGGATTGTCTGTCGCCGACGACCGTTCGAAGGTTGGCTTGTGAAGTGGCGCCGTCAGCCGTCCCCAACGTTGCCGCGTCTTTGGGAACGAGACCGAAGCGGACGGCACCCTCGGCGGGCATGATAAATTCGAACCAGACGCGGGCAATTGCCACGCTTTTGAAGAGGACACGGAGGCAGGAGACTTCTGGTCGGTCGATGAGTCTGAGCGACTTGTAGAGAGTAGTGCCGTGGGAAGGCATGCTGATGGAGATGCAGATGGCTGAGGATTCGGATGACATGACTTTGAAATTGAGCCCTTAAGTTCATCACCCAAGCCACGCAAGACATACATGACGTGAGTCTTGCTGATCAGCACGCAGCGCTCGGTAACAATCGTCGCGAGAAAATTATCAACAAGACGGAAAGGGATTTTGAAGCGTGCAAACAAGTCAGCGAGGCCCTGCTGGTCCTGATTCCTAAACAGCCGGTAGGGTAAACCCAAGGCGCGCGCAACGCTGCCGGCACAATCAACGGGATTGTGGAAGACTCGACGCGGATTTTGGGGGTGTAAGCACGTATCCTTGAAGAAACGCTCATCACGCAATGCCGACAAGACTCGTATGGACACATCCACTGCCTCAGCGTCAAAACCCGTGTACATTAATTGCAGGGCCGGCGACAGTATGCGAGTGTCTTCACCCGTGAGAGTCGTTTGCCTGGACATATACGACATATACAGCTCAGTGATAGGCACAGTAGGGTCGTCCAGTCTCGCAAAGTGTCGACAAAGAACGCGAACCGGATCGGCAACGAAATGATCACGAAGCCAAAAACGTCCTGCATGATAGGCGACAGCACCATCCACGCGCTTGATAATGACGTGATTGGAGCAAGGCAACGGGTCAGGATGCGGGGAAAGGACACCCGCGACCAGGAAGTCATCACCCTTCTGAATTGACACGCCGCTCCGGAGAATGCCATGATCATATCTCGCAGCAATCGTACACTGCATCATGAAGCAATTGGCCAGCAGTGTGAAGGGATCCCCACTGGGCAAACACCAGCTGATTGACGCAGAAAATAGCCCAGGTTCGAGGCTGCGAACAGCGTAATGACGTCGAACCAAAACGTACATATCGACCAAATGCTGCGGGACGCCAAGTTGTTCCAAAAACCACGCGAAAGCAAGGACAAATGCGGCACTATGCGATGAATCCTGACGGCTGATATCCAGTTGTGTGTTCACGGTGAAGTCGGCGCCAAGACGGTTGATTAATGACGCCAATTCCT